CCTCGTCAAGGCGCCGAGCGCCACGCTGACCGGTACGGCGACGATCAGTCCGACGGTCGCCGTCGACCGGCCGCCCGCGGCGACGCTGACCGCGACCGCCACCGTCAGCCCGACGGTGGCGCTGGACAGGCCGACTTCGGCCACCCTCACCGCGACCGCGACGATCACGGCAACGGCGTCGGTGACGTCGGCCGGCGTTCAGGACGTCAGCGCCAGCCTGATCGCGACGGCGACGATCACGGCGTCGCTGACCGTCACCACGCCGGGGGGAGGAATGCCCGGCGAGGCGCACGGCCCGTTGCCCGTCGCCATCGGTGCGATCACCGTGCATACTTACGGCATCGCCGGGGCGGTGACGTGAAGCCATCGCCGCTCCGGCGAGACAACCGAAAGGGAGAGTCGTGAAGCCGAGCATTGGTCGTATCGTTCACATGGTCGGCGTGCACGCTACGGGCAGCGGTGTCGACGTTGCTCCGGCGATCATCACCCGCGTGTGGTCTGACACGCTGGTCAACGTGACGATCTTCCCCGACTGCGGCACCCCGCACTCCGTGACCTCGGTCAAGCTGGTCGAGGACGAGGCAACGGCCAGCGACATCAACGCGCAGGCCGAGTACCCGCAGAGTCTCGCATTCTGGCCGCCGCGCGTCTGACGCGTTCGGCCCACAACTCCATATGATCATCTCCACCTCGGTACGCCACGGGGACGCCAAACAACTACATAACAGACCAATCCGCCCGGTATGCCACGGGCTAGGACAGAATGCGAGTCGAGGTGTCGGTCATCTTCAACCCGAAGCGCGGGGATTTCGTGACTGCTCACGGACACTCGGCGAACGGGAAGCGTAGCCCTACGTACGTGTCATGGCAGAACATGCGTGCACGTTGCTTCAACCCCTCGTATCAGGGGTGGCACAACTATGGCGGACGTGGCATTTCCGTCTGTCAGCGCTGGCTCGATTTCCCCAACTTCCTCGCCGACATGGGCGAGCGCCCCGCCGGTAGGTCTATCGACCGCATCGACGTGAACGGGAACTACGAGCCCGGCAATTGTCGATGGGCGACCCGCATTGAGCAGCGGGCGAACTACCGCACGGCGGTGTCGGCATGATTCAATACGTCACGCGGGAGTCGGTGAAGACTGCTCTCGACGAGGCCGAGACGGCGCGATCCAACGCGCAGATCGACGACGCCATCCTGTCGGGTGCGCGTGACGTCGAGGGTCTCTGCAACCGGCCCGAGAACGCCTTCGCGCCCGTCCTCGCCACGCGGTACTACGACTACCCGTCCCGCAACTCGCGCGCGCCGTCCTGGCTGCTGCGCTTCGAGGACGGCCACACCCTCGTCAGCGCGTCGGCCGTGACCACCGACAACGGCGTGACCACCCTGACCGCCGGGCAGTACTTCCCGACCCCGGTCAACAGCCCGCCGTACGCCGGCCTCGAGATCGACCTGTCCGGCAGCGGGTCGTTCGGCTCGGGCGACACGTCACAGCGGGCGACGGCGATCACCGGCCTGTGGGGCTGGACCAACGACAACGTTGCGATCGGCGCGCTGACCGGCACGCTCGCCGCGTCGACCTCGGCGACCGCCTCGATGACGTGGACGACGGCGCGGTTCGGTGTCGGCGACATCCTGCTCATCGACGACGAGCGCATGGTGATCGCCGAGCGGACGTTCGTCGACAGCACGCAGAACCTGCAGGCCGACCTGACCGCCAGTGAGGCCGACGTCATCGTGGCCGTCACCGACGGCACCGCGTTCGCCGTGGACGAGATCATCCTCATCGACGCCGAGCGCATGCGCGTGATCGACATCGCCGGCAACAGCCTGATCGTGAAGCGGGCGCAGGACGGCAGCGTGCTCGACGATCACACCGCGCCGACCGCCGACATCTACGCGCTGACCGGCGTCGAACTCGACCGGGCCGTCCTCGGCACGACGCTCGCCGCACACGACGCCGACGACATCGTCTACCGCTGGAAGCCCCCGTCGCTACTGGCCTCCCTGAACCGTGCCTACGCCCTGAACGCCCTGCTGCAGGAGCGCTCCGGCTATGCGAGGGTGGCCGGCAGCGGCGAGAACGCGCGGGAGTTCACCGGCCGCGGCATCGCCGCGCTCGAGGCCGACGTGCGCCGGGTCTTCGGTCGCAAGGCCAGGCACCGGGCGATCGTATGATCAACATCAGGACGCAGGCGGCGACGACCGGGCCGCTGTTCAGCGGGCAGCTCGGCCGGGCGCTGCACATGGTGATCGAAGAGGCGGAGCAGGAGATCGCGACGCTCGGCGCCGAGCACCTGCGCGGCGACCTCGGTGCGCCCCCCTTCAAGCGGCCGACCGGTTGGTACCGCTCCCACATCACGCCGAAACTGCTCGGTCCGTTCTGGGTGATCCAGGACAGCGGCGTGATCTATGGTCACTGGCTGGCCGGGACGTCGAGTCGCAACCGCACGTCCCGCTTCAAGGGCTATCAGCACTGGCGCAGGGCCGTCGCCTACGTGCACCGCATCGCTCAGCCGACCACCGACCGGATCGTCAAACGGGCGCTGGGGAGGTAGGCCGCATGGAGTCCATGTACGGCATCGTGGTTACAGTGCACACCGGCGAACACGTCTCCGCGGAGACGTGGGTGGTCAGCGCCGACCGTATCGCCGCCCTTCGCGTTGAACTCGGCGAACCCGTAGTCCGGCAGATGACGCCCGTCGCGATGACCGAAGAGATGATCAACGATGATCGCATGGTGATCTTGTGACCGTCGATGCCGGCGCCGCCCTGATGAAGCTGCGCGATCATGCCAAGGTCCTCGGTCTGTTCGAGGTGGCCAGGATCGGCGAGTTCAAGAGCGCCCCGCCGAACGGGCTGTGCTTCGCCGTCTGGTCGCAGCGGCTCGGCGTTTCACCGGTCGGCTCCGGACTGGCGACGTCGAACGCGCTGCTGCGCTGCACCGCCCGCCTCTACTTCCCGCTGTCGCACCGACCCGAGGACGACATCGAGCTACGGACGCTCGCCGGGGCGGACGCCTACCTCGGCCGGATCAACGGGGACTTCACGTTGAAGCTCACGGTGCGCAACATCGACATCCTCGGCGAGGTCGGCGACCAGCCGACCTGGGAGTTCGGGCACGCGAACATCGACAACAAGCTGTTCCGCATCGCCGACCTCAACATGAACATCATTTTCAATGACAGTTGGACGCAGGCAGAGGTGACGGTCTGATGCCGATGGGATACGGATGGTCCGGCGGCGGGCGCGCCCCGGCTGCGCCGACGGTCGGTCGGCCGAAGCGCGATCGCGCCAAGGTCAAGGCCGGTCGCAAGGCAGCACGGGCGGGGAGGTAGGTCATGGCGGGTAAGGCGAGCGGCCTGGGCGCCGCACTCTGGGTCGGCGGGTACGACCTCGGCGCCTCGACCAATTCGCTGTCGCGGATCGGCGGCGGCAACACGCCGATCGTGATGACCGACATCACGCAGTCGGCCATGGCGCGGGAGGGTGGCCAGCGCGACGGCGGGATGGACATCGTCAGCTACTGGAACCCGGATGCCGGAGGCAGCCACGCCGCCTACTCGACACTGCCGACCACCGACACCATCGCCACCTACGCCGCCTACACGCCGGCGATCGGCGTGCCGTCTGCTTCGTGCATCGGTAAGCAGATCAACTACGACGGCAACCGCTCGCAGGACGGCGCATTCCTGCTCAACGTCAGCGTGCAGGCCAGTGGGTACGGGCTGCAGTGGGGCTTCCTCGCGACGGCCGGCATGCGCACCGACACGGCTGCCACCGCCGCCGCCGCAGTGTCACCGCTCGACCAGCTGTCCGCCAGCCCCGGCGCGTTCGGCCTGGTGATGTTCGTGCACCTCAAGGCATTCACCGGCACCTCGGTGACCATCAAACTGCAGGAGAGCAGCGACAACAGCGGCGACGCTTACGCCGATGTGGTCGGGGCGACGACCGGTGCGCTGACGACCGCGCCGCAGGCCGTGCGCATCGCAACCGGCGCCATCGCCGTCGAGCGCTACCTCAAGGTGGTCACGACCGGCACCTTCAGCAACGCCGTCTTCGCGGTGCAGGTGTACCGGCACCGGATCGCGACGGCTTATTAAAATGACAAAGACGTGCAAGAAGTGCGGTGAAGAGAAGCCGGTCGCTTCGTTCTATCTGACCAGTCGCGGCGGCGGACTTAACCCCGAATGCAAGCCA